ACAAGGTGAGCTTGTAACTCTTACAGGTGGCACAGGGCTAGGTAAGTCTAGTGTTACTAGAGAGATAGAGCATTGGCTGATAAAGAACACCGAAGATAATGTAGGTATCATTGCTCTCGAAGAAGATTGGCGTAGAACTGTAGATGGTATACTATCTATTGAAGCTAATGCTAGGTTGTATGTAGACCAGGAGAGAGATAAGTTTAGTGAAGATACTTTGATTGATATGTACAAGACAATGTTTGATAAAGATAAAGTATTTATCCATGCTCACTTTGGTACTAATGAAATTGATGACATCTTTGCAAAGCTTAGATATCTTATCGTTGGTTGTGATTGCAAGTGGGTAATCGTAGACCATCTTCATATGCTTGTCAGTCAGATAGCAGAAGGTGATGAGCGTAGAGCCATTGATAATATTATGACCAGGCTTCGTAGCTTAGTAGAAGAAACAGGAGCCGGGTTAATACTTGTCTCTCATCTAAGACGAGTTGATGGTAACAAGGGACACGAGAATGGAGTAGAGGTTAGTCTCTCACATCTTCGAGGGTCTAATAGTATAGGTCAGTTATCTGATTGTGTTATAGCTTTAGAAAGAAACCAACAAGCTGATGATGAATTAGAAGCTAGGACTACTAAACTTCGTGTACTTAAATCAAGGTACACCGGTGATGTTGGGTTGGCTACTTCTTTAGTGTATGATTCAGAGTCTGGTCGGTTATCAGAGTATACTGATGATGAGCTAATGGGTGAAAAAACTGAAACTTTGGTACCTTTTTAGGAGATAATATGGAATTAATATTTGACATAGAAACAAATGGACTTCTGTTTGACTCTAAACAAAAGGTTTATGATGTAGACCTTAAGAAAAATATAGAGGTTATAATACCTGCTGCTACAGAAATTTGGTGCATCGTTGCTATAGATGAGAACGATAAGGTTTATTCTTTTGGGCCAGAAGAGATTGACAGTGGAGTAAAATTCTTACAAGCATCAGATAAGGTGATTGGTCATAACATTATAGGCTTTGATATACCTGTTATTAAAAAACTTTTAGGGGTGGATTTATCTGCATGTGCAGAAGTCATTGATACCTTGACCCTGTCAAGACTATTTCACCCCACTCGTGATGGGGGACACAGCTTAGAGAAGTGGGGTTGGAGACTTAACTGCCCTAAAGGAGAACAACCAAGCTTCTCTGGTTTCAGTCAAGACATGCTAACATACTGCATCCAAGATGTTAGATTAAATAAAAGAGTCCTAGAAACTTTGAGAAAAGAAGGTTCTGTTTTCACCAAGCAATCTGTTGACCTTGAACATGATGTTTGTAAAATCTTACAACAACAAGAAATCAATGGGTTTTTGTTTGATGAACATGTTGGGATGTCTTTATTAAGTTCTTTGAATAAAAGAAAATCAGAGGTTGAAAAAGAAGTACACGAAACATTTAAACCTAAATGGGTTTCTGTTAAAGATGTAGTACCTAAATTAAAAAAGGATGGAACACTTTCTAAGTCTGGTCTTTCTGAACTAGAGTATGATGAAAGGGTAGACACTTTAAACATCACTCCTTTCCAGAGAAAAGAATTAAAAGAATTTAACTTAGGGTCTCGTCAACAGATAGGTGAGTACTTAATAGATTTCGGATGGAAACCTAAAAGGTTTACAGAAACAGGTAAGCCTATTGCTGATGAGGGTACGCTGAAAGCTATCAAACATATACCAGAAGCTAATTTAATTGCAGAGTATTTGTTAGTTCAAAAGAGAGCAACTCAAATTGAATCATGGATTGATGCTGTTGCTGATGACGATAGGGTACATGGGTCAGTGATGTCAATGGGAACTATCACTGGTCGTATGTCTCACCGGGGTCCTAATATGGCACAAGTTCCGGCTTCTTCCTCTCCTTTCGGTAAGGAATGTAGAAGTTGTTGGACTGTTTCAGAAGGATATAAACTTGTAGGTATAGATGCAAGTCAATTAGAATTAAGAATGTTGGCTCACTATATGGCTGACGAGGATTATATAAATGAAATCATTAATGGAGACATTCACACGGCTAACAAAAACCTTGCAGGACTTGAATCAAGAGACCAGGCAAAAACTTTCATCTACGCCCTCATTTACGGAGCAGGAGATGCTAAGATTGGTAGCATTATTGAAGGAGATAGACTTGAAGGTAAGCGATTGCGAGAACGCTTTCTTAGTAGCAACCCATCATTTAATGCTCTTAAAAAAAGAGTTGACCGAGCGGCTTCAAAAGGTTTCCTCAAAGGATTAGATGGAAGAAGAATCTTTGTAAGACATCAACACGCATCTTTAAATACTTTACTACAAGGTAATGGTGCTATCATTATGAAACAAGGTTTAGTTATACTAGACGATTTATTAAAACTTAATGCTATTGATTATAAGTTTGTTGCTAACATCCATGATGAGTGGCAGATAGAAGTAAAAGAATCACAAGCAGAATTTGCAGGAGAACTTGCTGTTAGTAGTCTTATTAAAGCAGGAGAACATTTAACCCTTCGCTGTCCTATGGATGGTGAATATAAAGTAGGAGGTAATTGGAGTGAAACCCACTAAAGAAAACAGAAAGAAGTTTGACCTAGACTTGCAGTATGGTACAGTTAGAGAAGATAAAGTAGCAGCAATGTTACAAGATAAAAAGATAGAAGTTAAATCAGAACGTGGTATGTGGATGAAGACCGGGAACATAGCTATTGAATATCAAAGCTATGGTAAACCTTCTGGTATTAAAGCTACTGAGTCAGACTATTGGTTTCACAATCTTTGTATCGGAGACAACGAGTACTGCACTCTTGTGTTTAAAACAGATGTTCTTAGAACTATTGTTGATAAGCTTGATACATTTAAAACTGTATCTGGTGGAGACCATAATGCAAGTCAAATGTATTTAGTTAATTTACAAAAGCTTTTTTCATCAGATGTGATTAAAGCATTCAAGGAGTTTGAAGATGCCAAAAAATAAAAACCTAGATACATTAGTAGATGATATTTACTCTACTATATCTACCTTAACTAAGGGTAAGGATATTAAACTAACCGACCAGGATTTAAAAGTCTTTGGTGAAGACATGGCTAATGCTTTAAAACATTGGGCTACTCCTCGTGGTGCAGACAAAGCTAATGTTAATACATTAAGAATGTCTAACATCGGGAAGCCTTCTCGTCAGCTGTGGTATGACATGAATTCTAAAAACGTTTCTGCTAGAGAATTAGAATCTAGTACTATGATTAAATTTTTATACGGACACTTACTTGAAGTGTTAGTTTTATTCTTTGTTAAAATGTCCGGGCATAAGATTGACTCTGAACAAAAAGAAATTTCTGTTAGTGGTATTAAAGGACACATGGATTGTAAGATTGATGGAGAAGTTGTTGATGTAAAGACAGCTTCTGGTTTTGCGTTTAAGAAATTTAGAGACGGCACATTAGTAGAGCAAGATAACTTCGGATACTTAGCACAACTTGCAGGGTATGAAGAAGCAGAAGGCACAAGCAATGGTGGCTTTTTAGTTTTAAACAAAGAGTCAGGAGAGTTAACCTTGTTTAAACCAGAAGACTTAGACAAGCCTAATATTAAAGAACGTATTAAATCTATTAAGTCTATTGTTAAGAAAAAGAAACCACCTGAGTTTTGTTATGAACCTATACCAGAAGGCAAAGCAGGTAACATGAAGTTAGCTAGAGGTTGTACTTGGTGTCCTTATAAGTTTGAATGTCACAAAGATTCAAACGATGGACAAGGGCTAAGAGGATTTCAATACTCAACAGGGCCAGTATACTTTACAACTATAAAGAAAATTCCTAATGTACAGGAGGTACTATGAACGGAAGAAAAACAAAACAGATAAGAAGAAAATCTTTAATGCTTTTAATTGATTGGGTAAAAACTTTAGTTCCTGAAGAAGATGCAAAGAAACTTACTATAGAACAAGCAGCTGATTTAGTTCCTAAAGATACACACATTTTTACTAATGGTAAATTAATGTTAACTGCTTTCTCTTTAAAATGGATTAATAAAAAAATTAAAAAATTAATTAAATATAAAAATATAAACGACATAACTGTCGAGGACTTAGTAAATGAAAACTGATTTAGAAAATGCAATAATTGAATTAGGTAAAGTATTACAAGAAGAGAACGAGTGTTTAGATAATATTGATACTGAAACATTAGCTATGTTTGCTCTTGTTTTTCAATGCGAAATAGATGCTAGAGATTCTAGGAAGATACATTGAAACGAGTACCACGTAAACCAAGACCTAAAAAAACTGGAGTACCAAAAGGGTATGACAGTTTATGGGAGTATGACATTCACCAAACCATCTTACAAGACTGGAAACATCATTGGGATAAAATAGAATATGTCATACAACGTAAGTATGAACCTGACTTTGTAAAAAAAATAGATGGCAAAACAATTTTACTTGAAGCTAAAGGTAGGTTCTGGGACCACGCTGAGTACAGTAAATACATCCACATTAGAAATGCGTTAAACCCTAGTTACACAGAACTAGTTTTTTTATTTCAAAAACCTTTTTCTCCTATGC